CAGCTATGTAGAGTTTGTCCTAGGCACGCTAACAGCACTATTGAAAGATTGTGCTGATATGTACCCAGACTGTTCCCGAGAGTTCGAGCGTGATAGAAAACGCTTGTCCTCCGCGATCGAACACCATGGTGTTAGCTTTGTTTTTAACACCATGCCTGCATTTAAGAAGCACCTTGATCGGTGTCTCTCAAATGGATGCCTAACCCACTCAGGTTTGATCCACTTTGGATCCACCCGAAGGGGGGAGACAGTCCCTAGATTATTCCGGGGATTGACTCTTCGCATCTTTGATCGTTTGGGTTCGCTTCGCTCTGATGCGGACATTCATGCTATCAAAATGCTTAGACAACTCCTTGGAGTTGTCCGCAAATTGAAAGTAGAATGTGATGTCAAACACCACCGTGAGGCGGTGCGTGACTTCTTCCGCATTGAGGATGAGTTACCTACACCAGAACCTTTCTGGTTGCAGGATGAATCGGAAAGCATTGAGCCTTCGTCCCATGTCAGTTTTACTGATTATGGTGCGCCTGCTCAGGATTGCTTGCCGTTCGCTCAACCTCATCAAGATGGACAGGTCTCTCTAACTCTCCTAGATACCATGCAGCGTGTTGCTGATATGGTCTCTGCTGAGATGGGTGACTTTGTCCCTCATGATTGGAAAGTGAAGCATGGACCTGGTGCTGTTTCTGACTCCCCGTTCGGTGAGAATAAGTATTCTTTCCCGAGCTGGAGCCTTAGGCTTGAACGCTGCTTTCCCTATGCTGATTTTGGAGCTTCCAACTATCAGTGTTGGGTCGACAATGTTCTTGTAAATAAGTTGCCGGTTGATTTCGATCACCCGGCACGTCTCGCTGCTGTCCCAAAGACTTACACCACTCCTCGGCTTATTGCCGTTGAGTGTGTGTCTAATCAATGGTGTCAACAGTCGATTCGTGACTTCTTTTACAATCGTGTGCATAAGTCCCGCCTTGCACCTTTCATCTCATTCCGAGATCAAGGTCTTAGCGGGTCTCTAGCACTGAAAGCCTCCATCGATAAGTCGCACTCGACGATAGATTTGTCGAGTGCTTCTGATCGTATATCTTGCAACTTAGTTGGGCGACTTTTCCGTCGCTCCCCTAATTTGCTACACGCGATGAGGGCCGCTCGGTCCTTTTCGCTTGTTCAAGATATATGTAGATACTCTCCTGCGCATACTTTGCTCAAGAAGTATTCTACAATGGGAAACGCCACTACCTTTCCTGTCCAGTCGATTCTTTTCCTTGTTGCCGCTTTAGCTTGTGAGTTTCATACTAACAAGCTTAAAGTCAGCTTCGAGAATCTGAAACTATTGGCCAAGAAACAGGTCCGAGTGTTTGGTGATGATATCATCTCACCAAGCGCTTCGTCTGGACTACTTGTGGATCTGCTCCATCACCTTGGTCTTAAGGTGAATCCCGATAAGACTTTCCGAGATGGTAATTTCAGAGAGTCTTGCGGTGTTGACGCGTTTTCCGGTCACGATGTGACTGTAAACAATGTCATGGACCTTCCACGGCGTAGCCGACCCGGCTCCATTGCCTCGTCGGTGGACGTACATAATAACCTGATTCAATCGGGTTACTTTGCTACGGCTCACTATATTAGGCAGCAAGTCGAACACTTAGGGTATTCTAATATCCCAAGTGTAGCGCATGGAGCAGGAGCGTTCGGATGGTGGTCTAATGATGTGTACCCGCATCCCGATCGTCGTTTTAAGACGAAGTGGTGTGAATATACTCATCAGGCTTATGCCCGTGTTCTTACCTTAGTTGGTAAACAACGCCGAGCTCCATCCAACGATACCGTTGGACTCCTTCAGTTCTTTACTGAAGCGACGAAGCACGTAACGAGTGCAGTGTCTACACTCGATTACGCTGTCCGACGAGCGCAGGCCTGCTTAAGCCTCCGCTGGGTCCCTCTCGG